CAAGCATTCCTTGAGTTATATGATAAGGTAGATGCTGATGTAGACATTGACAAAGTGGAGGAATAGTGTTATGGTTAATGCATGGAGCTTAGCTTACGACGTAATTAATGGAACACTTGATGAAAATTTTCCTCCTATGACTGATAAAAACAGGGTAACACCCCTAGAAAGTGATGAATATGATCCTATTACTACAGTAGGATCAGGTAGTACAGATACTTATACTATTGACACCACAAACTTTGCAGATATTAAGATTGATACTAGCAATTATGAGACTTTAGATCTTACTGGTATAGAACTACCTGATGGTATGAGTATCAGTGAAGATTATGTAATAGGTATTGATACACCAACACCTGGTATAGAGTCAAATAATCCTAGAAAGTATAAAGAAGATGAGTCCATCAAAGCTCTTCAGGATTATATTTCTACCACTTATGGTGGACACTATACTTCTGAGAATAATAATGTCCAGACACTTGATCTTATTGAATCTGTAGGAGATGCAGAGGCATTCTGCAGATCTAATGCAATCAAGTATCTGAGTAGGTATGACAAGAAGGGACAAGCAAAACGTGATATACTAAAAGCATTACATTATTCACTCCTACTCTATCATTTCAGTGGGCAATTAAATGAAACTACGACCCGTGGCTATGAAACTTTCTGAATCAACACTCTCACTTCTTAAGAATTTTTCTAATATTAATCAATCTATTCTTTTTAAGCAGGGAAGTAAACTTCGCACTATAAGTGTGATGAAAAACATTCTTGCTGAAGCAACAATAGAAGAAGAGATACCTAAGGATTTTGGTATCTATGATTTAGGACAATTTCTTAATGGGTTGGGATTACATCACAATCCAGAGTTAGATTTTGCTAATGATGGTCACGTGGTAATTAAGGAAGGCAGGATGTGTTCTAAGTATTTCTTTGCAGATCCTAATGTGATAGTTACTCCACCAGATAAGGAGATTACTCTTCCTACAGAGGATGTAAGTTTTGAGTTAAGTACTCAACAATTGGATAAGTTACTTAAAGCAGCAGGTATCTACCAACTACCTGATCTAGCAGTCATAGGTGAAGCAGGTGTGGTTAAGTTGCTTGTAAGAGATAAGAAGAATGATACATCAAATACTTTTGCTGTAACAGTAGGAGAGACTGATAAGGTATTTACTTTTAACTTTAAGATTGAGAATATTAAGATTCTACCAGGCACTTATGAAGTGGTTGTGTCACAAAAATTACTGTCTAAGTTTACCAACAAGGACTGTGATTTGCGTTATTATATAGCTTTAGAACCTGATTCTACCTTTGGATAATGAGTAGAGAAATTCCTACTAAGGAGTATATGCAAGATGGGTGGGACAGTGGACCTTATGGTTGCCATCCATACCAAAGGGGAAGTAGGCACAATAAAATAGGAATGTGGATTATGTACATTTTCTATGGTATTGTTCTTATACAAGTGGTACATGCTATGACAGTCATACCATTTTTCCCCATTACCTTTTCTATATTATTAGGTCTATTTTTTATTTGTTATGTTGCTTGGAGGGCAAGTTGAGACTGACACAAGAAGTCATTGATAAGATTGCAGTATTAATGCAACACACCAAAATGAATGGTGAAGTTAATTGGAAAGATGGAGATGAGATTGATGTGTGTTTGGGAGGAACCTTTGCAGGAGACAAATTTATTAGTATAATAAACAGGACACGTAGCAATACTACTAAAAAATGAACATCTTTGTGACTGACCCAGATCCTGTTGTATCAGCACAAGTATTACCTGATAAACATGTGGTCAAGATGCCATTAGAGACATGTCAAATGACTCTAGAGTATGCTGATATCATCTTTCCAAAGTCCCCACCCCCAACATCCTTTGTTCGTGCAATGCCAGATGAATATAAACATGACACAAGCATTGACACTTTTACTGCTTACAAGAATTACATTAGGAGCAAACCTTGGGCTGCATCTAATTATCTTCGTGACCCATCCAGAAAACCAGATTGGTTATGATACAAATAATTGATAATTTTTTGCCAGAAGAGGAATTTAAATCCATTCAATCTTTTTTGATGGGAGGACAATTTAACTGGTATTATAGTGATGGATATGTTTCAGGTGGTGATGGAGGTCATTTTATGTGTCATCTCTTTTATCATCCTGATGTAGGTACTAATAGTAACCATATTGGTATATGGGATACTTTTATGAATAAAGTAAAGGCTAACCATGTTAAAAGAATAAAAGCAAATTTAACATTTAAAACTAGTGAACCTGACCCTACTTCATATCATATTGATATTAATGACATGAAAACTGCTATATTTTATATTAATACTAACAATGGGTGTACAGAATTTGAAAGTGGTGTTAGAGTAAGTAGTGTTGCTAATAGAATCTGTATTTTTGATTCCAATCTTCAACATCGTGGGGTAACTCATACTGAAGGTGATCCCCAAAGAATAGTTGTGAATTTTAATTATGATTGATGATGATGTGAAAATAACTATCAACCTTAACAAGTTGGTAGATGCAAGAGCAAGACTCTTAACTCAGTATGAGAACTATGCTAGTAAAATAGTAGAGGGTGAGTATCTTGACGAGAATGATATTGATAGGATTGCATCTAAGTTAAGAGATACATTGACTTGGGATGTATTGTATAGTATGGTTGATGTAGCAGTATTAGAATACTTGGATTTAAATGAAACTCATTATGGTGAGACTGCTGGTAATGAACCTGCTGCCACCTATGAGAAAAATAGACAACAGTTTAAGATAGTCAAATTAGAATCACCCTCATGGACAATAGATGTCCCAGTGAGGAAAAAATAGATGAATGATGAATTTCTCTGGGTTGAAAAATACAGACCCAAAACAATTGAAGATTGTATTTTACCAAAACAAACTAAGAAGACTTTTCTTGACTTCCTAGATAAAGGTGAGATACCAAATATGCTGCTTGCTGGTCCTGCAGGATGTGGTAAGACTACAGTAGCAAAAGCACTATGCAATCAATTAGGAGTAGATGTTTATGTCATTAATGGATCAGATGAAGGCAGGTTTCTTGACACTGTTAGGAATAACGCCAAGAACTTCGCGTCTACAGTCTCTTTTAGCAGCCAGTCAAAACACAAAGTCATCATCATTGACGAAGCAGACAATACCACTCCCGACGTACAACTCCTTCTTAGAGCGAGTATTGAGGAGTTCTCCAACAACTGCAGATTTATTTTTACCTGCAATTACAAGAACAAAATCATTGAACCCCTCCACAGCAGATGTGCTGTCATCGAGTTTGGAATTAAAGGAAAGCAAAAGCAAGAAATCGCAACATGCTTTTTCAAGCGTCTTAACTCAATTTTGGAACAAGAAAGAATAGAAGCAGATAAGAAAGTCCTAGCAGAACTTATTAGTAATCATTTTCCTGATTGGAGAAGAGTTCTTAATGAGTGTCAGAGATACTCAGTTAGTGGAAAGATAGATAGTGGTATTCTTGCTACATTTTCGGACGTTAGTGTAAATGATCTTGTTAAAAATCTTAAACAAAAAAACTTTACGGAAGTACGTAAATGGTGTGTCGATAACTTGGACAATGATTCTTCTGTCTTATTACGTAGGATTTACGATTCTCTTTCAAGTACCTTGGTTTCTTCCTCCATTCCTGCTGCTGTTCTTATACTTGCTAAGTATCAATATCAAGTCGCGTTCGTAGCAGATCAAGAGATAAATATGCTTGCATGTTTAACTGAAATCATGGTGGAGTGTGAATTCAAATGAACACCAAAGATAAAATAGCACAAGCAAAAGAAAGAATAAAAGAGTTGGAGGTATTGATTGCTGCATGGGAAGCAACATTACCTAAGAGGAAGTTTGGTCAGAAGAATGATATTGTAACTCCTACAGTGACTACTCCAGCAGGTGAGATTAGTGAAACTTTAATGAGTGGTACATTAAGGGATCATTATATGGAAGAGCATAGGGAGTATTAATTATGAAGAAGGGATTGAAAACTCCTCTAAGGTATCCAGGTGGCAAGTCTAGAGCAGTCACTAAGATGGGACAATACTTTCCTAACCTTAGGGATTATACTGAGTATAGGGAACCATTCTTAGGTGGTGGAAGTGTAGCAATATATGTTAGTCAGATGTATCCACATCTTAAAATTACTGTTAATGATCTATATGAACCACTGATGAACTTCTGGTCTAATCTCCAGATGTTTGGTGATGAGTTATATACAGAATTAAAGAATTTGAAAATTACTTATTGTAATCAAGACTCTGCAAGATGTTTATTTTCAGAGATGAAGGATGCAGTAAATGATAAGACCAAGACTGATCTTGAAAGAGCAGTTGCTTTTTATGTTGTAAATAAATGTAGTTTCTCTGGTC